CCCAAACCATGCTGATGGCAAGGCATCAGAAAATAGCTAAACTCTTTGACGAAGAATTTTGGGTGACACGATGACGAAGTCAGGAGTTTCCATTTCTCAATTTGTCATTATAGAACTTTTTAGTTCCATCTAAATCGGAATTTAGGAAGAGTGAGTAATTGTTGTTATGAGGATGAATGCACAAGAATTCAAGTATTTCACTCGTTACTCCAATAGAAATTATTTTATCTCCCGGTTTCAGTTGGGTTATGTCTGTAACTTTTTCTAATTTATCTTTCATACTTCGTCACCTCCCTCGTTATTGGTTTGGTTTATCTGGAAGCAAACACCAGTATTTCCACTTGTATTCAGCTTTGTTTGGTACTGGCAATCCCATTTCGTTATACATAGGTGACGGATTGTCTATGTTGGCAATTCGCTTACAAGCATTGCGTAACAAGGCTTGGAATTTATCTGTAGCTTCTTTTGTCTTGCGGAATGTTAAACGAGTGGAACCACGTTCGCTAAGAAGTACTATCTCTTTGTTGAATGGTGGCAATTCGTCTGAAAGTTTAATCCATTTCATACTGCTTGTTATTTGAACTTGATTATGATTACGTCTTGATCTATGGGTGCTCCCATTCTATTGTCTCCTCTGTTTATGTCAATATCGGTTATCTGGAACTCCATGGTTGGAGCGTTCTTTTTATAGCCGAGACGAAATTGGACATGCGTGAAATCTTTTGGTGTCAATCCAACGTCGCCAAAGACGAACTTTGCTATCATTGGACTTTGGACATCGAACAGCCGCTTTAACCAATACTCCTTGATTTCGCGGTATTCTTCTTGCTTGACACCAAGCAGGATGAGGTCGTACCACATTTTTTTGAGGGTTAGCTTCAATACTTTTTTCTTCATATCTTTATTATTTGTAACTTTATGTCTATTTGGGAAGAGGGAGAGTGATTAAACGTTTGGTTTCTGTACTATATACATTGTCGATGAATACTTTTGCGAGTTTTCGACTTGCTTTTATATAGTGTGCTTCTTTTGTCGATTTTGCCAATTGCAGGAATATCTTTTCCACGTCTTCATCACCTTCGTCGTCTTCGCGTTGACAACAGAAGCCCTTATGACTGAAGTCAAGAGCATCGTAGCATCCGCTCATTTTGTAATATCCGAGGAAAAACGTTGGTTTTTCACGATGCTCAAACTTAAGAATAAACGTACACAGAAAATAGCCATCCCGTACAGGTGGTAGGAGGTTCAATATCCTTTTGGTAGGTGTGTACCAGCGTACAAAATTCGCAGATGTTTGAAGGACTTTTTTTATGTTGCCGAACTCTTTAGTCCATCTTCTGATTTCAAAATCGTAAATTTCCATAATTTATCTTCTACTTTTTCCCGGTAAAGGAATTACGTTGTATGTTTTGAAGCGATCCACAAGTCGGCCGTAGCCGTCATTGCGCTTGAACCGCTTTTCAAGTTCCTTATTGTCAAGGTTTGTAGTCAGGTGGGCGAACTTGCCGAACTGCGTCCAAATCTCGTTGCGAGCGTGAAGGAACTCATCAGTGAGCAACCCGGTGTCCATGCCAAAGAACGTGCGGTCCTGTATGCCGATGTCGTTGAGGCACACATTTTCGGGTTTGCACTGGAAGCCCTTGCTTTCCTCCTCAAAGTAAGTGAAGCGGTCGAGGTTGTTGTGGATGGTGTAGTAGTTGACCATCTGTGTGACCGACACGTTGTGAAAGAAGCGAGGGTTCTTAGTGCGCCGTAGATACTCGCTGAATATCTGCATGAGGAGCGTTTTGCCAACACCTACGCCGCCCTGTATAAGGAGGTTCTTGTGTAGCTTGTAGCCACGTTCGGGGAATACTTCTTCAGCCAGAGGGCAGTTGTTGAAGTAGAGCAAGAGGAAGCGCAGCACCTGCCTGTTGTCGTCGTCAACGATGAACTTGCGGCGTTGAGGAGCCAGCACAACAGAGTTGGCGATATAGACAAGGAAGCTGGAGTGTGCACTATATACGTTAGGGTCGGCAAGGTTGTACGCCTGTGCTCTCGCCTTTTCGCTCTCTCGCCGTAGGTTGAGTGCGCATTGGTGCAGGGTGAGCCACGGTGCATCCTTCTCGCGTTCGTTCTTGCGAAGAACGGAAAGGACGGCAGCGTCCCAGTCTTTGTTGCCGGTAGGCTGACGGCCATACTTGGCAAGTTCTGCAATTAGGCATTGTGGATATTGAGCCATAGTTTCAGACATTAAAGGTTAGACATCTTGCCCACCGAAGCCGCCATTGAACTCGTATGACGGAGGTGGCAGCTCTTGTGCGTCTTCCGGCTCGGTATGTGAGGTGTACGCCTTGCGCATCCACGAACAGAAGTGACGTTTGGCATCATTGATATTGTCGTGAGGTTTACCCTCATACTCGCAACGGCAGTGGTTGAGGAAGGAGTCGAGGCGTTTGCCAAGCTCGTTCTCGCGTATGTGGAACTGCATACATACCGGTTCGTTCCAAGAACGATCGGCACGCATTTCTTCAATCTCCTGTTCCAGTGTGAGCGTGTAGCCGGGCGTGACGTTGGGCTTGTCAGAAATGGCAGACGAGACAGCTCTATCCTTAGCAGGGCGACCGCCAAGTTTGCCGAATTTCTTGCCCTTCTTGCCGCCCTCAGAGCGTGCGTTGTTGGCATCCATCACTGGCTTGATAAGGATGAAGACACCCTTGGCAATGTCGGATAGTCCTTTAGGCTCCTTTCCGTTAAGGGCATACTCCACGATAGCCGGGTATATCTCGGCCTGTACCTCAGAGGGCATACACTTGATAGCCTCAAGGAAACTGCGATAGAATATAAAACTGTCTCGTGCCATATAAATCAAACCTCTTTAATGCGGATGCCATGCACATGCAGCATGAGTTTCCGCTTGATGATATACTCCTTTGTTCTGACTCCCTTTGTGTCTTCCACGACGGTCAGCCCAGTAGCCTTGTCGGTATAAACGAAATCGGCTACATAAGAACAGGGGCGTTCGAGAAGAACACGTGTAGGACGATTTTTGAAATCTTTGCCACACTCGCCGTATTGTGCAGGTATCAACAGGTATGAAACCTGCTCCCGAAGGTCGGAGATAAGTCCGGCACGCTGCATCATTCGTAGTTCGCCAGCTCGGTAGTGCTCTTTCTTGGATGCGTGGGAGCCTACGCGCTTGTTGCCGTACTTATTCCGGCCTTGGAAGGCAAAGGATGAAAACTTAGCCATTACTGCTTGTAGTATTAACCATGTAGCGGAACAAGTCCATTATTTTAGTTCCGTCAAGCGTGGCAATCTCGTAGTCAACGAATGAGGTTTTCATGTGTTGAACAACCACCGTGTGGGCATTGTTGATGTCGGAAGCCTTTACAATGAAGTAAACCGCCTGTTTCTTTTCCTTGGCTGTTTTCTCGTCATAGGTTACGAACATCAACTTTGCCTTGAACCACTTGTCGGCAGAGTCAGCACCATTCTCGACAATCTCTGAGTAGTTGGTGCGCTTGATAGTGACCACATCGAAGTCGCCCGAAATGTACGGCTCCATTTCCTTTGTGATGCGTCCCTCTGCTTCGGCAAACGAGCAAGCATCGACAAGGTACAACTCTGTGACTTTCTTAGACATTCCATTCGCCATAGTCCGCTCGTAACGGACACCACATTCATATAGCATCATAGTGTGGCCTCCTTTCCTTCGTTGATCGCCTTTACCAGTTCCTTGCTTGCACGGAGCTTGACAGACGTGTGGGCCGGGATAACCAGAGGCTTGCCGGACTTGAAGTTGCGTGCTGTGCGCTCGGCTACCTCAACCGGGGTGAAGGTGCCGAAGCCACGGATAACAACCACTTCACCCTTGGCGAGTGCTTCCTTGATAACTCTGAGTGTGCCGTCGATGGCTTTCACTGTTGTTGAGAGGTGCAGTTTCTCTGATACTGATACCTCACGTGCCAATTCATTCTTTGTCATGATAGATAAAATTGAGTTTATAATGTTTTTGCTATATTGTTTTCGCCTGTCATAGGTATGCGCAGGTCGAGAACGTCTTTGTCTGTTGCGAGTCGCCACCGGCACTCTGTCAATTCATTCTTCTGTTCGTCGATGAATTTTTCGCTTACCTCCACCTTCAGCGCATGGATGAATGGGAAGATCTTGATGATGGCGTAACGCCCGGTTAGATTTTGGCTTATAACCTGTCTCATTTTATTTTCTTTTTTAATTTTTGGGTGAGTTGTCTAATACACCATGCACGGCATGAATTGCGCAGACCGTGCTGTTTATCGTAGAGAGCGGCCGCATCATCGAGATACTTGATAATGCGCTGCAGGTCGGTCTTACATAGGTCAGCCATCGTCGTCCGGATTGAGGAAGAGTGACGTAAGCTGGTCGAAGTACATTTCATCCTGTGGAATGTCGTCGTCGGTAGCCATTATCTGGTTGGCGATGGACTTCTTCTTGTGGATGATGGCATAGAGGGTGCGGTCGATGGTTCCACGGCCAAGGAGGTAGTAGCACGTCACGTTGTCCTTTTGTCCTATACGGTGTGCGCGGTCTTCGCATTGACAGCAGTCGGCATAAGTCCATGGGAACTCAACGAAAGCCACGTTTGACGATGCCGTGAGTGTGAGACCCACGCCAGCTGCCTTTATGGAGCAGACAATTAGCTGTGCTTTCCCGGACTGGAACGCATCGACGGCAGCTTGTTTCATCATCATGGAGTCGCGCCCGGTAACAGATACAGCCTTTGGAAACGCCTTTTTTATCTCGTCCACAATCTCATGCAGAGAGCAGAAGAGAATGAGTGGCTTTCCGTTGGCGAGGAATGTGCGCGTGAAGTCGATGGCTTGTTTCACCTTGCCTTTGGCAGAGAGCGAGCGCAGCGTCATGAACTTGACAAGAGCCTCCATGCGCATCTTGCGTCGTATGTCGATGTCGTCGCACTCGGTATATGTGCGCAGGTATTCTGCAAGGTCGGCTTCTGCAAGCATATACTCGTCGCGGTTGCTGATGTCAACGATAAGGTCGGTGCGCGTCTTGTCTGGTAGTTGGGTGAGTACTTTGGCCTTTTCGCGACGGATCATGCAGCGTGCATAGAGTTCTGCAGAGAGCCGGTCGAGGTTGCGCGGTGCGTCGTCTTCGTCTTTACCTCGTCTCTCCTTGCTTATCTCGCCACCGCCATACTCGGCAAGGAACTTGGCGCGTCCGCCAAACTCAGACAAGCGTCCCATTATGGAGAGCTGCGCTATGAGGTCGGCAGGACGGTTTACAACCGGTGTGCCTGACAGCAAAATGCGATACTCTTTGCCTTCAGCAATGCCACGCGCGAAGATGGTCTGCTGTGCTGATGGGTCTTTCACGCGGTGGCTCTCGTCAATTATGATAGAGCGAAACAGTTTGATGTCGGGCGTAAAAACCACATCTTTCAGCCGGAACCCACCACGTGAGCCTCCCTTGATGTCCCACACGAAGTATTTGCGCAGAGACTCGTAGTTGACGACCGCCACCTGCTGCATGCCCATCCGGAGAAGATAAGGCCATGTGGTAAGCACGGAATTGTCGAGCACAAGGGCTTTCTTGTTGGTGAATTTCTCGAACTCGCGCTGCCAGTTGATTTTGAGCGAGGACGGACAGACCACAAGGCAAGGGTAAGCATTGGCACAGTCAACGACACCGATGCTTTGCAGCGTCTTTCCCAAGCCCGGCTCATCGCCGATTAGAAATCGGTGCCAGCGCAGCCCGGCAAGTATGCCCTCCTTCTGATAGTCGTAAGGCTCGACGCGAAGGTTATGTTTCAGAGTTTCAGCCATACGCATTGATTGTGTGTTTTGATATCGTTATGTCGTAGCCATGTATGTATGCTTGCTTGCGCAAGTCGGCGCATGAGAGCATGCAATGGCGAGCTTCCTTTGAGCGAGCGGCCATGCCTGAAGAAGAACGTACCCCCCCAACCATGCCACCGCATGTATATCCGTAAGAGCCAGAGAACACAGCGAACGGACACATACGTCTGAGGCGTTTGAGCAGCTGGATTTGTGCTGTCTGTGATAATTTCTTTTTCATACTTTGTCTGTTACATAAGGTTGAAAGCCCAATATTGGAAGGCAAGTTCTTCGTACTTCTCGCGTCCGCGATTGTAGATGTCGTCGCCACGGTTGATGAACTTCTTGAAAATGTTGCAGTTCTTTTTGCTGATTGCGTAGATGAAGTCGCGGTCGGAATGGGCGATGTCCATGTACCATGCCCTGCTACGGTCCCAATCGAAGAAATCTACAGCATTGTCGAACTCCGCTTGTGTTGAGGCGAATGTCGTTTTCAGATCGCCGCCGAAGTTAGCCATTGGCAACCACCAGTCCCATTTGCAGCGTGTGTCCAGATGGAAGGTAAATCCCCCATTGTTGAACTCCTGCTGCTTGTTGACCATGAAGCGTTGTGTATCGGCATGTTCGAGAACCTTAGCGAGGAATTGGTCTCGTCGTGCTTCTGCACGCAGTGCACGCTGCATTTCGCGAGCGTGGAGGAACTCCTCCTCAGAACATTGTTCGCCGTCGATGGTCATGTGCAGGAAGTCAACACGCGAGGGTTCGGTGATGATGGCATCGACGATAGACCCGAAGCGGAAAGCAGCCTCCTTGTCACCGAACTGCATGTGAGGGTGCAGCAGGTTCTTCAGTTCGGTGAGGTCAGAATTGCTGACCTCACTTCTCTGATAGTATTCGTCCGGGTTGTTAATCTTCGTCATAATCGTCGTAATCAGGTTCATATTCAACTTCGCCCTCACCGTCGCACACCTCGCAGGTTTCCTTTTCGCCCTTGATGATGTGTTCGCCCTTGGCTTCGGCTTCTTCCTCGGTTTCTGGTAGCTGGTCGTATTCCTCTTCGGTACATTCCGCTTCGCGGTCGGCCACAAAGTCGTAGGCGTAGTAGTGATAGCCAGTACCGCCACAAGCCGTACACTCAATCATTGTTGGTTCACGTTCATTCCATGGGGCGCGAGGGTCATACTCCGCGCCAGCAGGATAATAACCACTTTCGTACATAACTGTTTATTTAGCTTTTACTTCCTCATCATAGGAAACTGATGTTGAACTGATGAACTCGGGGTGGTCCTTGTCGTTAGCCACCTTTTCGCAGAACGTGATCTGCTTCTTGAATATCTTGGCGAGGTCTTCGACCGACATAAACTGTCCCTCCTTAGACCACCACATAGATACGGCAGCGAGAACGCCCTGTGCGTCGTGGAAGTGAATACGCTTCTTGACTGAGGTCTTAGGTTGGTAGCCAGCCGGGGAAACAACCGCTTGCTGACCGAATAGGTTGCCAATCTCGTAAGCCTCGGCTTGCATCTTCTTCTTGGCTGCTTCCTCTTCCTCCTTGCGCTTGCGCTCAGCCTCGATACGTGCGGCTTCGGCTTGCTCACGTGCTTTCAGTTCAGCAGCCATGCGTGCCTTCTCTTCCTCGTTGGCTTTCTGCATACGTTCCAGTTCTGCTTTCTTTGATGGCAGCATGTCGATGATGGAGTCACGATATTCGGCCACCTCGAACTGAAACTGCTCACGGAACTGTTGCATGAGCTTGGAAAGGATGGAAGAACGAATGCCCGGCAGCTGGTCTCTCATGTCTGCAATCTCAGTCGGGATAAGGACTGTAGAGTTCAGCTTGTTTCCATAGTCAGCCGGAAGAGTGACGGGATATTCACGGATAGTCTTGCATTGTGCTTCGTAGTTTTCGAGGGTCAGACCGCTGTTGAGCTTTGTCAGCTCGTTTGTGGCATTGGTCGTATATACATTGAACTGACGCTTGAAGTCGTCCTCCACGTCCTGCTTGTAGCGGCTGAGAGCCTGTTCGCGCTGCTGACGGATAATCTCTTCACGGCGGCGGCGTTCTTCCTCTTCACGCTTTCGTGCTGCATAGGCGTTGCGCTCCTGCTGGATTTGATAAGGGATAGAACCGGTCTTGTTAGGATCGACAGAATTCTCCATGCCGGTGAACTCGGAACGTATCTGGTCGAATATCTTGGTGATGGCAGAACGGTTGGTGTTCATCTTCTTCACCGTATTGCGAGCCTTGTTGATGTAGTTGGCGCACTGCATATCCAGTTCATCGTTCATGCCGTTGGCCTTGATTTGTGCAAGGAGTTTCTGGCCATACTCGGTACAACGCTCGGACGAGGTTGTGTTGTCCTTGTAAATCTGTGGCGCGGATTGCGCTATCATCTGTACGTTTTCCTTGCGTACGATGGTGAGGTCTGTTGTCTGTTCACTCATTGTTGTAAGTATTATAGGGTTAGAATGTATCATCGTCGTCGTTGGCGGCAGGGTCAACGGTTACTCCTGCAGATGTGTCGGTCTGAGGTGCGAAGTCCTGCTTCTCTTGGATAATCTCGCCAGTGGTTGTGTCAACCTTCTCGCCATCACCGGTAACGCCGTAGATGTCGTCAGTGATTTCTGTCTCGTCAACCTGCTGTGACTCCAACTGCGTAGCACGACCGACACGTGCCTTCGGATAGGTTTTGAAGGCGTGCTTGATGCACTTGGCAACGAGGAAGCCGGGGTCAATCTGTCCGCCTTGTGCTTCGTAGAGCGCATTGGGTTTACCGTTTTCCCACTGCTTGGTCTGATAGTTCCACTTGCCGTTCTGACGAGCGGAGTAGCTGGAGAGTCGTATCCAGTCTTCTGGCAACATGACTGCATAGTCGATAGAACCATCGGCGCGAGTGATCTTCATGAAGCAAGCAACGATACGACCGGTGGTGTGGGGAAGACGGCATGTGTAGTTGACGAATTTTTGTCCGTCGCGTTCGCCATACTCGAAGCTGTCCTCTTCGTACACGATAACCGGGTTGTCGGCGTGGCGTATCTGTCCGCAGCGTGCACGAAGCACCAGCTCGCCATATCCGGACACGGTGAGCATGCAGTGTGTCTCGTACTTGTTTTTCTTCTGTCCGTTGTCATAGTAGCTGTCAACGGCGACGGAGCGAGCGAGGAGGTAGGCTTGCGCCTTGGTGCCGGGGTCGAGGGTGAGTCCGGAAATTGCCACGTCGAGGAAAGCTGTGAAGAGCGAGAACTTTGTGCACGTCTTGCGCACGTCCTCTTTCTCTGAAAGCAGACGGTTGAAGTTGCGTGACTCGCGCTCGTAGGCTGCTTCGCCTGATGTTCCGGTGGATGGTGTCCACATTGCCTCGTAGATCTGGATGAACTTGTCGCGTACATTGTCGTTGCGAACAATCGCATTAGGTTCCATTGCGTTGATTTGCTCAACTGTAAGTCCTATCTTACTCATAGTGTTAAAAATTAAAAGATGAATATTATTTGTTTGTCTGTGAGCCGCAGGTGGGAGTCGAACCGCACTAATGCACTCCGTGAGCATATTTGAGCCTTGTACTTCGGCTGTAACACGCCTTCTGTGGTTCCCGTTGCGCCGGGATGCCCTTTCCGATTAAGCATTCTATCTGCGGCAGTTGAGGCTACTTTTCAAGGTAGTCTTGTTGTATCCTCTGCAATAGCCGCAGGTCGGCTGTACGGTATTCGACTTTGCCCGGACGCTTGTAGGCAAGGACTTTGCCCTGCTTGCGCCACCGCTCCACATTGCCACGACCGAACATCTGAAACGCTTTGTTCTGGCTGATGAACTCTGGATCGTTGGCATCCTGTTTAATCATGTGGACCACCTTTGCGGCCACATCATTGAGGAAGGTGGAGTAGCGTACGCACTTGTCGGGGAAGTTGAGGAAGTCCATTATAGTTCGCCCTCCTGTCGGCTCATTGGGTTTGGGGTCTCGTCGGCTTCATCGCACAGCTTGTCGAAGAACTGAAGCAACCAGTCATGCTTGCGCCACTTGTTGAAAAGAAAGATGGTGAGAGCAAGCAGCAGGAAACCGAGGGCCTTGTCGAGGATAAGGTGGAAGAGGTACGCGAAGAAACTGTTGTCTTGCTCCTCTCCGAAAAGGAAGAGTGTTCCTGCGCATCCGATGATAAGTAGGATGCAAACGCGGATGATAGAATATGCTTTATTCATTTTTTGTTGTTATTAGTGGTTGCACATGGTGGTGTCTTTGCGTACTCAACGTAACGGTTGAGGAACATGCAGAAACAGCCGTTGAGAGCATTGAAGGACTGTTTGCAGGAGGTGCAGAACTTATTAGACATTAGTTGTAGAGGTTTATGCCCAACTTGTTGAACGCCTCTTCTTCTGCAACGGATCCGCGCCAAGCGTCGAGATAATCGTTGATGGCTTTCTCGTTGTTGGCATCGGCCTTTTCGTTGTAGCCGAAGTCCTTGCAGAAGGCTGACCAGCTGATGCGGTCGAGTTCTTCGTTAGACAATTGGGTTGAGGTGTTGCAGCTGATGAAGCTTGCAACAAGGAGTGCTGAGGTGATGATTAACTTTTTCATTGTTCTTTACTTTATTCGGGTTATTACTTGTTCTCCTGTCTTCGTTGTTGTGCTGAACACATAGCCTTTCTCTTTGAGTTCACAGCAGGTCTTTATGACGGTCTTGTTACTGTATCCTTCGGGAGCAAGGCGAGTTTCACCAACCGACATCTGCATCAAAGCATCGGAAAGTGAAGCGGTTTTAAGTCGTTTTATTTCCATTTATTCGTTATTTTGATTACTTTTTAGTATCTTTATGCCGCAAAGGTAATCAAAACGATTGAATAAACAATCAATCATATTGAGAAATCTTGTGTTTTTAACAATTATTCAATAAATCTGATTGATTATGAAGTTTGAAAAAGTAAACATCGGACTGCTTATTGAGCAGAAAATGAACGAGTTAGACATTACGAAGTCAGAAATGGCAAGACGAAGTGGTATTGCCAATCAAAACATTAACCGTGTTTTGGAACGTTCAAGTATCGATACAGACAAGCTTGTGGCTATTAGTGAGGCCTTGGATTTCAATTTCTTTGATTGCTTTCGTTCAATCGAAGAACATAGTACTGTAACAGCCGACAATGGTGGTGTTGCGGTCGCAGGAAATGGCACGGCCCATCATTTTACAACAAATGCTTCATGCGAGGTCGCGGTATTACAAGAACGCATAAAGTCGTTGGAGGCCCTGCTTGCAGAGAAAGAAAGACTGATTAAGGTTTATGAGAAGATGGTGGAGAAATGAAAAACATTTCAATCATTTTTATTGTGTGCTTTTTCTTGGCATGTGACAACAAAACAAAGTTGGGGCAATATGTTTACGAGGATGACATGGAGGTTTTTCATACCGATGATAATTGTCCAAAATTAAAAGACGGCAAAGATGATGATGGTCATTCAATTTATGCTATGCAGCCTATTGATACTGCACAATTAGCATATTGCGGCAAGGTTTGCTCTCAATGTGTTAGTAGAAATACTTATGAACAACTGAAAAATATTGTTGAGAAGAACGCCAAAAAGGCCCAACGCGAAAGGTTCAAAAACTGTGGAAATAACCGCAAGTGGCTTTATCGCCTGTTGGAGAGAGGCGAGGACCCTATTCAAGAACAATACATTGTTGAAATGCCGTCTTATGAAGAATTTGAAAAAGAAATGTCAGACCCTATCTTCCGCAGAAATGTTTACGACATGATAGAAGAACGAAGTTACCACTATGGACAACATCGTGTTTTGGACTATAATTCATACGAAGATTTTTCTCGGCTAATGGGGTATGATGAACAATAGACTTATGAGCAAAGATAAGGACTTGAAGAAACTGAATATGCTGATGAACGCCTTCAACGAGGTTAAGGCAGAAGAAAACCAAGAGGAAGAACTTGATGAAGCTCCGGACTTCTACGCAGAACTGAAAGAGGCTGCATGGAATATCCTGCATGAAAACCCCGGTACAGATTTCGGGGATTGGCAGATGATGCTCATCGAGCAGTACCCGACGGAAGTAGTGGACGCATTGGGCACCAACCCTCCTGAAGTCTTTGCGGAACTTTCCGATTGGTGGGACTGCATGGACTACGACGACGGAGTGCTGGAGATACCGCACACGTTCCGGGAATGGGCAGAGTATTTCGCCACTGAACACTCCGTAGAACTATACGACCTACTTGTTGAGGCGAAACGCAAATAAGGCGTTTTAAGCGTCTGTTTTTGCCAAAACAATAAAACCCTCATCCGAGCACATAAAGTTCGTCAGAGGGGCAAAATAACGGCTCAGGACGGCATTGTGATGCCGGAGCCAGAGTCGCACAAACAAATGAGATTAGCACGATAAGATTAGTTAATTCACCTCTTTTGATAGAGACGCTTACAAATTCTTCAAAAGTCCCTCATAATGAGAGGGTGAAATCAGCGGCGCAGGCTGCTGTAGAGGAATAATAAGATAAGCCCTCGTAACTAACGAGTTAGGCGGTAAG